CGCCTGTACCACCATTAGCTACGTTTAACGTACCTGCTAGTGTAACTGCGCCTGATGTAGGTGAACTTGGAGTAAAGCCTGTAGTACCTGCACTAAATGTTCCCCCTGCAGCAACCGTCGCCCAAGATGTATCCGTACCGTCAGTAGTTAAATACTTACCGCTGTTTCCAGTTTGGCTAGGAGCTAACGCATTGAAAGCCGCATTTGCTGTAGTTTGACCCGTACCACCATTAGCAACAGGTAGCGTGCCTGACACCGCAGAAGCAAGTGCTATCTTACCCCAAGCTGGAGCTGCGTTTAGTCCACCTGATATTAACGCGTTGCCCGTAGCAACGTCAGCTAGTCTAGCTAAAGAAGTCGTAGTGTCTGCATAAAGTATATCGCCAATTGAGTATGAGCTTTGGTCTGTACCACCTTGGGTTGCACCTAGTACACCACTTGTTACTTGGCTCATTGGGATAGCGATATTGGTATCCGCTAGGGCGGTTAACTGGCCTTGTGCATTGACTGTTGCAGTTAGTGTTTTGTTAGCAGCGCCATATGATGCGGCTGTAACTGCGGTGTTTGTTATGCTAAATTGTGTGCCAGCTAATGTAAGCCCTGTGCCAGCAGAATAAATCTGAGCTGAGCTTATTTGGGCAAAGGTAATGTTGGTCGTACCAAACGTAATTACACCTGTGGTATTACATACATATGTCTCACCCGCACCGGTATTGCCGCTTGTAATAAAGAATGCGTCACCTTCACCAAGTGCGGTAGGGCTTTTTAGGGCGTAACTATTTGCATCAGTAGCACGAGTCAATACCCAATTAGTAGAGCCACTACCCACGGTAGTAACCGTATAAACACCGTTTTGTGCTGCGTTAGTTTGGTTATAAACCAAAATTCTGTCGTTTACAGACGCAACAACGCCATCTGGTGTAAAGGCTACTTGAGTGCCTGCATTAGTAAGCGTAGCACCTACCCCTGCTGTTCCGTTGTTATAGGTAGCATTTAGGTTGCCTGTACTATCAGGCACTTCGTATTTAACTGGAGCGTGGTAGGTAATACCAGAAGAAACAAGCGTATCTACATATTGTTTAGTTGCCGCTTGCAGTGCAGTGGATGGGTCTTGTGTTAGGGTTACTGAATCAAGCCCTGCCAAGGTAAGCGTTGTTGCACCTAGTCTAACCGGAGTAGTACCAACAGTGGCAGCTGAATTAGAATCGTCACTAGCGTCTAGCCACACACCTTTTTCAGAAGGGTAGGTTATGAATACGTCTTTAGTACCGGCAGAAAACGTAACAATTGCGTTGCTGTTAGACGATGCAAGAATGGTGTCACGAGATAAGGTATCAGTAGACGTGGTGTAAGTACCAATGCCCACTTCCCATTCATTCGTAGTTTGACCTGTTATACAATAGTAGGTCGTATTGCCATTACCAATCGTACTAAATGTCTGATAAGCACCTGTAGCACCATCAAGCGCAATTGCCCCAGTACCAGTCGATACTGAGGTTTCTTTAACCCGGTCTTTTAGAACTAGAGCCATTTGAGACTCCTATTCTAGGCTATACGGATGATTGCGTTTGTTGCGTCCGCTGTTGGGAATATGATTGTAAAGTCACCAGCAGTTGATGTCTTATCTGAACCAAAGTCTAGTGCAGCTACGGCTGTGTCATCAGTGCTGTTATATATCAACGCGCCACGGGCAGTAATTGTCGCTGCTGACCAGGTAGTATCCGCAAAGTCAATAAAAGCTGTAGTACCAGATGAAGTAGGTACTTGAGATACTGTAAGGGTGTTACCACCTGTTGAGTAACCCCCACCGTTAGCTACTTCATTTGTAGTACCTGAGTATGTAGTAGTACTTGCGCCTAGTGTTGCTGCTGAAGTATACAACGCGATTTTATAAACCTTTGTTGTACCTGTGTTAAAGTTTTGCGAGCCGCTCAATAACTGAACTTTAAAACTCGTGCACATTGCTTGTGAAATTGCCATTTTTGTTTCTCCTAAATTACATTACTGGGTATCTTACTTGCCCATTGCGGTATGCGTCTCTTCTATTTTTACCATCACCAAGTTGTTTCAATAAAGCCATAGCCTCATCGTAACGTTTTTGATATGTTGCTGTTACATCAGCCTCACCCTTCATGTAGGTGTAAGCTTCTAATAATGCGCCATATAGCAGTACAGAATCAAAGTTATCACCTAACCAACTAGTACCTGCAGTAACAATCGACTGTGGGTAATAGAAGTAGTGCAACTCCATACTGTAACTTGCGTCTGGTGTTGGTCCTAATATAAAAGTATTCTGGTCAAACTGTGCATAATACTCAGGGGTTCCGTAGAACGCAGCATCAGTATCAGGGTAAGACTCACGAATAAAGTTAACGTCCTTGTCTAATAAGTACGTGAACTCGTTATTGCCATTAATCAAAGCTAATGAAAACGTTGCTAGCCAATCAGATGGGCATGAAAGATACTTGTTACCGCTGGTTAAATTACCTGTCACGTTCTTACGCAAGGCTGGCAATTGCACAGAGTTGTAAACTCGTTGCTCTGCTTCTTTAATAAACGTGTCTATATCAGTCGTTTCAAACTGATTCTCGGTGTAGCTTTCAATAGCCGCAACTAATTGGGTGTAGTTCATTGACCTACCTTATGCCATCGGACCGCGTGAAGTGAAGCCTTTTGTAGCCGCGCCCTTACCACGTTGCGCTACGCCAGCTGTTTTAACTTCATTACGTGCAGGATTACCACCGCTTACGCGACGAGCTGGAATAGCGCCGTTTGATTTATCTGCACTTATGTTGTTTGGATCAGTGTTGTAACTGATATCCGCGTTAGGTACCACTTGTGGTTGTTTATATTCAGCCATATTAACCGCCTTTTTGATTAGCTGCACGAGCTAAGTTACGACCCATTTTTTTCATGTCGATGGATTTAACTGAACGTGCTTTGCCACCTTTAGAAACACCACCATCAACAGGCAGTTTAGCACCATCGATGCCTAACTGTTTGCCTTTAGTTTTACCTTTTTTATTAATACCTTGTGCGCCTGCTTTAAATGCCATTTTATTACTCCTAAGTTGTTGTTACTGTTACTGTACCGACTTGACCTTCGGCTACTAAATAGTTAACCTCTAGATTAAATGGGTCATGCAGTCCTACCGGATTCCAGCCCCACTGTATTATTCTACTACCTTGCAGGGGAACCCCAGTTGCATTTGGGCTAACGCCTGTTGTTTCCGTTAATTGTAACCCATTTAAACCTGATTGATAATAGCCTAAATCTGGTCGTGGGTCTCTAACCGCTTGTGGGTCATTGACTGGGTACATACCTAGTTGTAACTGTGGCTGATCCGGTTCCCAACAATCTTGGCACACCAGGATATTAACATTTTTAGTCTTAATAACCAACCGTTTAAGCTGAGATAACTTAAACCTAAAATTACAGCGATCGCACTGGGCAATTGCAAACTTACCACTTGAGAATTTACTAGCCATAACCTACCTCATGAACTGCATGCGTGGGGCTAAGCGAATTGCGGCCTTTTCTCTATCCTCGTCAGCTGCGTTCTGGAAAGTCTCTTCGTATATTGCTTTTAGCATTTCAGCCCTAGGTAGTGCATCAGGTATCTTCAAGCTTAAGTGATACGCTAACCCTGCAACCATAGCTGGTAAAAATCTAAACGGTATGTCTTGTGTGTTAGTACCGCTTGAGCCAGCATCTTGGATTCGGCGTAGACGGTAGTACACCAATGTGTAGTAGTCACTTTGTTCTGGTGCTGGCCATACGCTTACGTTTGGCACGTTGGTTACGGTCACAGCTGCCCCTGCTGTATGTGCTGCAGCAATTGTGTTTTGTTGACCACGGCCTAAGTTGCTCAATGTTCCCGCAGAAGACGTCGTTGATTTAGACAAGTTGCTGTAGCTGATAATCTCGTTGTCTAACTTGATAAACCCAGCTGAGCCTAGCATTGTCACGTCACTTAAATCAATCGATGTCGATGTAGCAGTGATTGTAGTAGATAACGTAGAGGTTGTTGAGTTAGTGTTACCTGATTGGCGGTTAACCCAAATTTGAATTGGACGGCCTTGCGTGTTTTTGTTCGGTATAGTGATGTAAGTAGACTCACTGATACGTGTGATATTGATGTCTGTTTGGTTTTGACCTGTGCCAGTACGCACTACTTGATCTAGCAAGTCAATGGTTTCAGTAGGTAAGGCGTACATAATCTGGCCTTGAACCAAAGGAATCTCGCCTTGTTCTACAGTCCACAAGTTAATGCCACGGTTAGCCCACTCGATAGTAAGTAGGTTTAAACTACGACGTGCGGTTCTTAAATCATAGCCCGTGCGTAACTCTGAGCCGCAGCGCTCAAATGCCTCTTCTACTAGATTGTTGATGTCTAGATTAAAGGATGATGTGCCTGACGTTGCTGTGTTTAAAGCCATATAATCCTTACCAAATAAATACTATTTCTACTATACCCAAACTTAAGATGAGGAAGTTGTCATCTTCGATGAGCTCATGTTGTAACCCTACAGCAAAACCACAAATTAAACCTACACTATAGAGTTGCATCATGTTAGTTCCTTTACTTTTTAGCTGTTAACGCAGACTTTTTAAATGCGTCTGAGGTGGGTGCCCCTGAACTTCCTGGATTACGCATCTTTTCACCAGACCCTGCTGCAATACGTTTCTTTTTAGCATTGATGTTTGCATATAAGCCAGGAAGGTTTACGTCGCCACCCTTCTTGTACTCGGTTACAAACTGAGGCTTGTCCTTACGAACAATAGTCTTGCCTTTAGCCCCTGGCATTTTCTTTGGATTTATGATGCCCATTCCGCGTGACGGTCTCATTTTAAGTAGTTCCCCATATACGGTTGCTCTGGCGCTGGGGTTGCTGCTTGCGTCGTTGCAGTTGGTTGTGCTAATGCTGCTAGACCTGATTGTTGGCCTCTTAACACATTGCCATAATTTTTTATCACTCCACGAGGACCATTACCGTAGCCCATATCACGACGAGGCATCTGACCACCTTTACCGCCCATACCGCCCATTTGCTGTCCTTGCATTTGTTGGTATAAATCTTGTGCATATTGGGGAACGTTACCGCGGTTATATGAACCACCTTGTTGTTCTGGAATGCCGTATTGTGGCATACCGCCTCGTTGCGCATTAAATTGCTCTTCCGACATTTTCATTTCTTGTGTAGGGCGATTTACATAGTCTTGATATGACGCACCATCACCCTGCATGTTCGGGGCTAAGCGTTGTAAATCACTCATACCACTCATCTGACCGCCTTTACCACCCATACCGCCCATTTGAGGCTGTTGACCAAACCCACCTTGTGCATATGGGTTGTTAAATGTTTGTGGTTGGAACTGTGGTTGGTAGTATTGCTGCGCATACGGGTTTTGCTGTTGGCCGCCTTTGCCACTGAAGCCACCTTGTGGTGGTTGTTGTGGTTGAAATCGCCCAGCGCCTTTGCCTCCAAATCCGCCTTGTGTCTGTTGCGCACCGCCTTTGCCACGGAAACCGCCTTGAGGTTGTTGGCCGCCTTTGCCACCCATACCACCCATTTGATTTTGCATTGCGCCAGAAGCTCTACCCATACCCATAATTATGCCCTCGTTTTCCCACGTAATGCGCAGCCATCGGCGCGTTTAGATGCTGAAGATACTTTACCGCCTTTTTTCATGCCCATAGGGTTGCTAGAACTAAAGCGTGATTCTTCTTTATCTCTATCAGCACGTTTTTCTGCCGGTGTACTTCTTTCTTCAATTGGAGCTGCTTTTGGTGACTCTTTTGGTGACTCTTTAACTTCACCTGCTTCAAAGCTAACTCGTGAACCTCTAGTGCCTTGTGTCGTATCCATGTCAGGAGTAGTTGACTTAGGCATTTTGTAACCTGATGATTTTGGTTTTGATGGTTTTACGTTAGGTCCAGCATTACTTTTTTCTGTAATGCGTTTAGACATATCTTCAGGTTTTGCTTTTTTACGGAATGGATTACGTAAAGTAACAGCATCTGGGTCTGTCAAATCTATCATAGAAGACCCTTTACCCCTTGAATTACTTGGGCCAAATGGATTACGTATGGTGACCTCATCAGGATCAGTCATATCAATAGGTACAGTGTTCATAACGTCCATAAAAGATTTAGCCATAATTACACCATCCTTCCTTTAGTTTTACCGCGAACTTCAATACCACCGCCACGAGCCATTTTAGTACAGCCGCCGCTTTTAAGTTTAGTTAGGTTAGACTTTTTGCCACCGTGTAATTGTGATTCATGCATGCCGATAGCTTTCTTAGCCATTTTTTTGTCTTGTGCCAAATCTGATTTCACATTGCCACCTTCTTTATATCGTTTAGTTGCTTCATAGTTCTCAGCAGCTTTTTTGTTCTTCATGTCTTGTAGCTTATCCTTAATATCAGGAGGCATATAATCTTCGTCAGTTGATTCAGATTTCACTGGTTTTACAGGTTTTACAACCATTGGTTTTGCTTTATTGTCAGCCATAATAGTTCCTTGTTAACATTTCCAACGTTTTAATGACGCTGCTTTACGAGTAGGTTTGCCATTCTCGTCTTTCATTGGGCCTGGCATACCTGACATACGGGCACAAAACGATTTCTTGCGAGGACCACCTTCTGGCTGAGGAGCTTTTAAGTTCGACCCCGTTGCTGCATTGTATTTTGCGCGGCCTTTGGCAGTAAGTCCAGCACCTTTCGATACCGGTAATTTCTCACCACGACCAACCGCTAATGATGGACCGCCTTCTTTAAACTTCTTACCTTTGTCTGCAGCATTAAACTCTTTAGCTACTTTTGTAGGAACACCCACCTTCTTAGCGAAGGCAGGGTTGTGAGCAGCTGCGGCCATTAGCCTAGCTTGAGGTTTACTTTTGCTTGGCATTTTCAATAACTACTTTAACAGGAGCGTCTTTTTGAAGGATCGCTTTGCGAACATCTTTAACTTCTTCTTTAACTACGGGAGCCTTTTTGTCGCCCCGGCCGTTTTCGTTTACTATCATACTTTCTCCTATCCAAATACTTTATGTGCGAATTGAGTAACTACAGCGCCAAGAGCACCACCGGCACCACCTACCATCATCAAGACTCTCCAACCCCCACGAGCTTCCGCAAGAGTTGTGTTAATATCATTAAGCGTAGCTTTAATTGATTCCATATCCTGGACCAATTTATCCATATCAGTTTGTA